GCCGGTGTGGTGGCGTTGCCTTCAGGCGTGATTTGCAAAGCCCGCTCCGTTGCGGGAGTGGGCTTCACGAATGGCGCGTGGTGGATCAGGCGGGCGGGTTGGCAGTGGGGCCGGCCAGCGGGTGGCCGAGCAGCGCGACGCAGCAGATGAGCGCTGCAGAGGCGTTGCCAGACGGCGTGATGGTGACGCGCAGGTAGCGCTTGTTGCCCTTGTAGCCGATCTTGCGCAACAGGTTGTCGCTGTTGTACTGGAAGCCGGCCAGCACCTCGGTGCCAATGAGGTAGGCGTCGTCCACCGCAGCGGCGTCGCTCAGGCCGGAGTCGTCGCCGTCTTCCACCAGCACCACGAAGGTGGCGTCGGCGTCGGCAATGGAGCCGAGCGCTATGAGGAAGGTGACGGAGTCGTAGCCGGCGCGATCGACGATCTGGCTGACTTGCGCGGTGTTGTCTGCCACCGAGACGGGCGAGATGGCCCGCTTGGGGTAGATCTGGTTGACCAGGTCATACATGATGGGGTTCCTTCAGTGCTTGAGTGCGGCGGCATAGGCCACTGCGTCGGGGTGGGGGTCGACCTGGCCTGCAGCAACCGCCGCAGCCAGTTCTTCGGTGTTCAGGTGCACCACGTCGTCCGGGTGGCCGTGCTCGCAGGCCACCAGAACGCGCGCAGCCGTTGCTCGCGTCTGCGCGCCCTCTGCCGGGCTGGGTGCTGCCGTCACCGGCTTGGGCTTTTTGGTTGCCATGGTGTTGTGTGGCGCTGCCAGGCGTGAGCCCGGCAGCGCGCTGCTTTCAGCTTGCGCTGTTGGCGTAGTACTTGACGGCGGCGGTGTCCACCAGGTTGCCGCCGGTGCGCATCCAGCCGCAGAAGCCCACCTGGCCGTTCAGCGCGAAGGCGCTGTCGTCAAAGCGGCGGATCACGGTGTTGCCGTTGACGTCGCGGATCTTGTACTGGCTGAAGTCGCCAAACAGGATGGACTTGGCGTTGGCAGCCATGGTGGCCACGTCGTCGTTGGTGGTGACCGGGTAGCCCAGCAGGGTGTCGGGCACACCGCCGTCGATGCTGCCGTCGTTGGTGCCAGGCGTCCAGATCGGGCGGCCCGTGGTGTCCTTGAGCTTGCTGACGATGGCCACGCTCAGGTCGTTGAGCATGAAGCGCGCGTTGCTGCGGTAGGCACGGTTGACGGCGTGCTTGAGGTCGACCAGGTCGTCATAGATGACGGTGGCGGTCTGGCCCGTGGTGCCCACCTTGCCGGACGATGCGCGCGCGGCCACGCCGTAGGGCTTGCTGGAGCCGTCGCCCGTGGTGTAGTGCGTGTTGGTGATGCGGCCCAGGCGCGTGGCCAGGCGGTTGACCACAAAGGCCACCACGTCGATGGCGCTGTCGGTGATGAGCTCCACCGGCAGGGCGATCTTCTTGGAGCTGTACTTGTACGGGTTGACCGCAGCGGTGCCGAAGGTGATGTCCGCACCCGTGGCGGCAGCGTTTTCTGCCACGATCTCGCCCACTTCGGACGTGCCGTCGCTGGTGGGGAAGTTCAGCGCGTTGCCGCCGTCGGTGGTGATGATCTCGGCCACTTCGCGCATGCCGCCGTAGGCTTTCATGGCGTCGATGACCATGGTGGCCACTTCCGACGGGACGGTGTAGCCGCCTTCCGTGGTGGTGGTGGTGCTCATGGCGTTGCGGATGGCAATGGCCTGCTCGGCGGTGACGTTGTTGCCGAAGCGCATGTACAGCGCCACAGCGGCCACGGCGTCGATCTCGCCCAGGTCGCCCTTCTTTCCACCCTTGCCGGCATTGGCAAAGTGGGACTCGGCCTCGTTGTCCAGGGCGCGCTGGTGGGCGCTGATTTGGGCGTTGAGGCGGTTCATCTCGTCCATCAGGCCGTCGTACTTGGTCTGGTCTTCCGCCGTCCACGTCTGGGCGCCCTTTTCGGCGAGGATGTGGTTGGCTTCGCGTGCGAGGGCTTGTTTGCGCTCGCGCAGTGCTTGCAGGCTTGTGCTCATGATTTACCTTTCGATGTGAGCAATAAAAAAGGCCACCGTGTGGTGGCCCTGGGGTCGACTGCGCTGAGCGCGTCAGGCGATTTCGAGCAACTGCAGGCGGCGCGCGTTGGCGGCGCGCACAGCAGCGGCGTCTGGGGCAGCAGGCTCTGCGGGCGCGGGTGGCGCCAGCAGGGCTTGCGGGGTCTTGTCGTAGGCGGCCAGGTTCCAGGCTTTGTTGTCGGCCAGGTTCTTGGCTTTGTCGGCCGGCGCGGCGATGGCCGTGGCAAACCCGGCGTCCACCGCTTCCTGCGCGGTGAACCAGGTCTCGGCGTCCATCCAGGCGGCGATCTGCTCGGCTGTGGCGCCGGTGCGCTTTGCGTAGTCGGCCACCAGGGCGGCGTCGACCTTGTCGAGCAGATCGGCCACGCTGCGCATGTCGTTCTTGTTGCCCAGCACGATGGACCATGCGTTGTGGATCATGTAGAAGCCGCCTTCGACGATCTGCACGGTGTCGCAGGCGTTGGCCACGGTGGTGGCGGCGCTGGCGGCCAGGCCGTCCACATGGGCAATGGTGGCGCCGGCGTGCTGCTGGATGGCGGCAGCGATGGCCCGGCCCTCGAACACGTCGCCGCCCGGGCTGTTGATGCGCACGTGCAGCGTCACATCGGAGCCCAGTGCCGCGATGGCCTTGGCGACGTCTGCCGCGGCCACGCCCCAGTAGGCGTCGATCACGTCATAGACGTACAGCGTGGCGTCGTTGCTGCCGTCGGCACGCACGAGCGCGAGCGGTTTGCGCTCGGCTGCGGCGTTGTCACGCAGGAGCTGCAGGAGTTTCTTCATCATCAGGCCCCTTGGGATGGTTGGTTGTTGTTGCCGCTGCCGGCGGCGGGTGTGGGTGCGGTGCGCGGGTCGTACACCTTGTCGCAGTCGCCGCCTTTGGGCGCCATGTGCTGGGTGTGGCGCACTTCGTCCACGCTCATCCAGCCGGGGCCGCTGCCGGGCCCGCCGAGGGCGGCGCGGAAGAACTCTGCCTGCGCTTTGCTGTCGCCTTGCAGCAGGGCCGAGCGGTCGAACTGTACAAACCGCTTGGCGGTGCGGAACAGCTTTCGGTTGGCCTCTTGCTCGATGCGCACCAGGTGCTGCTGCAGGGTGTACTGCACAAAGCCGCGGCTCATGGACTCGATGCCGCTGCCCCAGGCCGTGCTGGCGCTGGTCTCGCCGATCAGGTGGGGCGGCACGCCAAACGCGCGGGCAATGTCGATCACCTGGAACTTGCGCGCCTCCAGCAGCTGCGCGTCTTCCGGGTTGAGGCTGATTTCTTTGATGTCCAGCCCTTCGGTCAGAACCAGCGGCAGCTTGTGCGCGTTTTCGATGCCGCTGTACTTGTTGGCAAAGGCAGACTGCAGGGCCGAGACTTGCGTCTCGTTCATCTGCTTGTCGGTCTTGAGCACGGTGGACGGGTGAGCGCCGCCGGCAAAGAAGCGCCCGCTGTACTCGTCCATGGCCAGCGCGTTGCCGGCCGCGTTGCGCGCGGCCCACTGGATGACGCTCATGCTGGTGACGCCGTTGAACCCGAAGCCGGGAAAGTGCAGCATGTCGTCTTGCTCGACGCCGAAAGTGCTGATGTCGTGCACGTAGTACTTGAGGCGCGAGTCGGCCTCGTTGGTCACGCGCTGGGGCACCACGCAGTCCCACGGCAGCGGGATCAGCTCTTTGATGTTGCCCATGCCGTCACGCCGGATAAACGTGAAGGCATCACCGCGCAGCAGCTGGTGCGCGCTCACGCTCTCCCAGTGGCTGGCGGCGGTGTAGCGGGCCGTGGGTTGCTCGTTGAGCAGCCACCACAGCGGGGAGTCTTCCACCATCTGGCGGCCAGTCTTGGTGCGCTCGTAAATGTTCATCGGCACCGATGCGATGGCGCCGGCAATGCGCTGCACGCAGGCAAACACGGCAGACACGCGCATGGCGCTAACCGCGTTGACGTACACGCCAGACGCCGCCGGCACAGCATTGAACAGCTCGAACATGCTCGGGCTGGAGCTGCTCACCACGTCGTTGCGCACGCCACCGCGTGCGGCTTCGCGCTCAGCCTTCCAGGCCGTGAGAATGGCCGAGCCGGGAACGGCGGCGCGTTGCTGCACGGCGCTCCATGTGTCGGTGGTGTTCATCACAGTATGACAAAGCCTTGTTGAATTCGGTTGTTTTGCGTTCCAGCCATCGCCCGCCCCAGCGCCATCACCGTCGACACCATGCCGTCGATCTTGTTGGTGCTGCGCTCGCGGTCCAGCTT